AAATACATTACATATGGCAAAAGAGCAATGGGACAGAATAACACAATTTTCAAAGAATAAATATATTACAAAATTTATAGAAGATATAAATAATTTTGAAAATAATAGTAATACAATACAGACAAATTTTTATTAAATTCTAATAATATATAATATAATGTCTTTAAATGAACTAATAGATAATTCTAGAACAGATAAAAATACAATTCACTCTTATTTAGAAACATATGAGGCATTATTTCATAACAAACAAGTTACAGCATTGAATGTTTTAGAAATAGGTGTACAAGATGGAGGCAGTATAAAATTATGGTATGATTATTTTCCAAATGCGAACGTATATGGTTTAGATATCAGAAAAATAAAAGATATGTGGGATGTTTTAAAAAATAAGCCTAGAATTAAATTAGGATGTTTTGATGCTTATGACCAAACATTTTTTGATAGCCAAATAGCTACATTAAATAGTAAATTTGATATTTTGATTGATGATGGACCACATACATTAAAAAGCATGTTTTTCTTTATCGAAAATTATTGTAAAGTACTTGCTGACGACGGAATATTAGTAATTGAAGATGTTCAATCATTTGATTGGATCGACGAATTAAAAATGCGTGTTCCTGAAGATTTACAAGAATTCATAGAAATATACGATTTAAGAATAAACAAAAATAGATATGATGATATTATGTTTGTTATAAATAAAAATAAACCAAGAAAGGGAGCTCCTTTAAAAACTAAAAACAAGAATAAAAAATAATTACCTCCCAGTCCATACTTTTACGACCTGTGTTGGAATTTTTCTATTATTAAATGAAGTGATATATTCATCAAAAGTATAATTATAATTGCTAGAGATTTTATGTGAATTATTTATACATCCAAATAATGTATTTATTGATTGTGTTTCAATATAAAATAATATACCCATAATTCGCTCCAATGCGCATCTATCACTACGATTTGTTATTACATTAATTAAATTAGTCAAATTATATTTATTGTTTAATTTTACTAAAAAATCATGATTAATATAACATTGTGAACCAAAACAACTTACCCAATTATTTTTTGACCAGTTATGTATACAATGTTTAATCATATCACTATGATTTAAACTGCTAGATATTCTTAAAATATTATCATTTTCACTATCATTATTATAAAACATCCATAATGATATCGCATCCGATTTGATATTTGTAAAGTCAATTGTCTCATGGAAAAAAACACTATCGTGAATAATTACAGCATTATCAAACCATTTATGTTTTAAATAATAAATGTATGGTAATAATTCACCTCGTCCTGGATATTCTGAATTTATTATTTCTAAATTACTATAATCAAAATCTGCTTTTATAAGTGATTGATTACTATTGTCATCAATAATAACAAGTTTACATTCTGGATAATGAGCCCTTAGTAATTTTATATTTTGGTTCCAGTAACAGTTCGTTTTTTCAGAATTAACATGTCTAGTAATTATGAACCCAAATGACATTTTTATCAAGTATATAAATGTCATTTATTTAATTATTTATTTTTAACGTTAAATAATATTTACAATCATTTCCTTTTTAAACTCTTCTCTATCCAAAAATGGTTCCATATCTTCAAATGGTCTGCTAGAAAATGTACCGTCATCATTTTTAACAGAACTTAATTTTGGTGTTCTTTGTTGAATAGAGCAAAATACTTCACAAATAACCGCTCCATCTATTTTTAAAAAGGATGTAAATATGTTATCTATCTCCTCATTTTTATGAATAGACATATACTTTATACCATAAGCATTTGCTATTTTTTCTGTTTTTGGGAAAGATAATCCAGATTCCGGATTAGTTCCAAACAAAGATTTAAAATATAAATTTTGAGTTATAAAATTTGCCCCATAAGCATTATTATTAAAAATCAAAATTTTAATAGGTAATTTATGATGAACAATTGTCTGTAATTCTTGAATATTTAATTGTAAAGACCCTTCTCCAAATATGGGGATAACCATTTTATGTGGTTCGGCAATTTGACAACCAATTGCTGAAGTTAATTCAAACCCCATATCACCTTGACTACTAATTATAAAATTATCATTTTTTTTAATATTAACCATATGCCATATATTTGTAACAATTGACCCAGAAGCACAAATTGTAATTTTATTAGGAGGCGCAACATTATAAAAACGTTTCAATGCCAAATACGGGTTTACACCGTTTTCGTCTGATAAATTCGATGGTAACTCAAATAACCATTTAGATTTCCAAGAGTTACATTTACTTATCCATGTGTCATAACTTTTGGGCTCAAAATTGTAGTTATCAAAAAACAGATTTAAATCCATATTTATTTTGAGATTGTAATTTAAGTTGTCTTTTGCTAATTCATTTTGGTCATTATCAATATACACAATTTTAGCTTCTCTAGCAAATGTATTAGAGTTATAACCTATAATGCCTTGAGACATGCGACAACCTAATGATATCAATAAATCGCAATTTTGTAAGGTAAAATTTCCACAACGATCACCAATTAGTCCGACTTTACCACAAAATAAATTACTATCAGTTTCGATTAATTCTGTCCCATGAAATGAAACCACAATAGGAATGTTATATTTGTTTAAAAAATCTGTGAATTTACTAGAACAATTACCTAATTTAATACCATTTCCAGCCAATATTAATGGTCTCACAGATTCTTGTAATAATTTATAAATACTTTCAAGATTTTCAACTGATGGAATTTCATTGATAATATTTTTTTGAAGAACATTGATATCTATTTGTTCCATAAATGAACCTTGAATATCAATCGGAACTGACAACCAAACAGGTCCGGGTCTTCCATTAATTAAATTATACATACATTCAGACAAAACAGCTGGTATTTCGTTAATATTAGTTATTTCATGCGCATATTTAGTGATTGGTTTAACCATTGTTATGATATCACAATCTTGTCCAGCATAATGACGTAATTTCATATTTTCGTTATTCAAATATCTAGTAAGTTCCATGCTTTTTGATTGTCCTGAAATAAATAATACAGGCAAACTGTCTTGATGAGCAACCAAACATGGACTAATAGTATTAGTAGCAGCACATCCTGCGGTTGTACATACAATAACCGGTTTAGAATTGGTTTTGCTATAACCTACACCAGAATACCCACAAGCTTGCTCATGATGTTGATAATAAATATTGTAATTTTTATTATTTCCAAATGAATCATTCAAATGCATAGCAAATCCTCCAGTTATGGAAAACACAGTATCTATTCCATTCTTACTAAAAAAATCAACAATATAATCACTAACCTTTTGTTTCATATAAATATATAAACAATTATTTATTTATATTAAAATCATTTAAATCATATTTATTTTATAATTTATTTTCGTTCTTATTAATCCTATCTTCTATCATCTTAATCCTTTGTAAATCTTTATTTGCCAATAAACTGTATTTGGCATTAATATATTTAAGCCATTCGACTTCAAAAACATTAGCTAAATACAACAATTCGTCATATTTTTCAAAATTGATTTGATGAACGTCAAATATAATATATCTAGTCTCAAATTTATCTAATAATTTGGCTTCAATTAATTTTCCAATAAAATCCTTTGTATCTACACTTATAGCACCACCCAGATAACATTTAGTATTATGTTCTCTAGCAACTTTAAATACAGTTGAGACCATTTCAAGCATCTCATCGCTATTTACAAAACTTCTATCTTTATTCAAAGAACCAACAAAATCAACCCTACCAAATGTGACAAAATCAACTAGATGAAAACTGTTTGCCAATTCATTTAAAACATTATACGCATTAATAGTCTCTAAATTGAACCCTTTTTTATTATCATATTTGTATTGATTTAAAGAAGTAATAAATTTCTTCAGTGAAAAAACGCTTTCTACCATTGGAGCCACAATAGCATCACAGCTAATATCAATACAATCGACAATATCACGTTTTGCTTCACATCCTCCAATTTTAACAGACAATCCAAGTCCAGTACACGCTGTTAAATATCTCATTGTGATAATTTCATTCAATAAAGCTCCTTCATCCTCAAATGACACTTTAATACCAGAGCAACCTAAATTCTTCAACTGAGACAAAACCAGATGTAATTTATCCATAATACTTTTATATTATTATATTTTTATTTTATATAACAGACTTAAATATTTGTTCTAATATATGTTTTAAATTGTTATTAATTAAATCAATATGCTTATATGTTATTTTAGTTGAACCTATCTTTTCAAGAAAAATGAAACATACATCATTTCCACGATTTTTTTTATCTGACATCATATGTTTAATAAATGATGAATAATCAAACTCAATGTTGAAGAATTTTTGGTTTACTAAGCCTAAAATAATGTCATTTATTTCATTATTGTTTTCATTCACCAAACCTAATAGTTTATTCTCTACATACATTCCAATAAGAACCGCAATTCCATGAGGAATAAAATAATTAGTAGTTCCTTCAATCGCATGTCCAATAGTATGACCATAATTTAAAACATTTCTAACATTATTCTCAAATTCATCATATTCAATAATTTGTTTTTTTACTAAAGAAGCCATTTTTATTATAGATATATAGTCCCTTTGTTCATATTTTTCCTTAAAAAATAAAAATGATATTTCACCTCCAATTAATGAAAGCTTTAAGGCTTCGCCCACTCCAGAAATAATATCATCATCCGATAGACTTTTTAGAAAAAAGTCTGAAATAAAAATTTGGTTAGGAGCATTAAATAAACTAAGTATGTTTTTGCTTATTCGATTAACCGATACTTTACTACCTATACAACTATCAGTCATTGATAAAATTGTAGTTGGTATAAAAACCCAATTTAGTCCTCTTTTATATATTCCAGCAGCAAACCCTCCTACATCTTGAGTTATTCCTCCACCAATAACTATCATCTTGTTTTGCTTGGTAAAATTAATGTTGTATAAAAGGTCAGTTATTTTTAATACACTATCCATGGTCTTGGTATCCTCGGAAGCATCAAACATATATATATTGGTATTTTTAACACATGTAAAAGTTGATGGTGATAAGTTGTATACATTTTTATCAATAAAAATAAGGTCATTTTCCTTATATATTTCGTTAATTAGTGTATCTAAATTTTTGTTACTATAAGCCACATCATATATTTTTCTCGATGATTGTATTTTAATAACGTCACTAAAGTCTAAATCAGTCGAAAAATTAATATCTTGAACAGAAAAAATCATTTACATTGTTAACACATTTAAAAAACATATTTTACACGCTAATTATATTTCTTAAAAATTGTAAATCCTAAATCTACTTTTATAGATTGTCCTGTGATACCCGAATTTTCAATGGTGAGAAACTTTACTGTTTTATATACATCATCTAATGTAACTAATCTGTCAAAATTCATATAATTTTTAATATAATTAAACTGTTCTGACACTAATGTATTTCGAGACATTTCATTATCAATAACACCAGGTAAAACATTGTTAATAAGTATATTTTTAGACGACAAGTCAAATGCTACATTTTTTACTAGTCCAGATAATGCAGACTTAGATATTGAATATGATAATTTGTTTTCACGAGTGTACTCTTCCCAAATAGAACTAATAATAACCATTTTAGCATTGTCGTTAATCTTATTATGTTTGATTATAAAATTTAATGTTAAGAGTATAAATTTAACATTGCCATCTAACATATTTGTAAAGCTATTTTCGTCAAAAGTTGAAATATTATCATTGAAATTATGTCCATGAGCCCAAATAATAATATCAAAATTATCAATAGTTAATAAATTATTCAGATTATTTATATCGACAAATATAATTTTGTTATTTACTTCATTATTTACTTTTGTCGTAGTACCAATTGTATCAATACCGTCATTTGTAAATTTTTGAAAAATATAATTACCAATTGATCCCAGTGCTCCAAAAATAAGTGCTCGCATAAATGAATTATAATATATTATATTTAATATATTAAACAATAGTATTAATTTATTTAATTTGTAACCAAATTATACCGGCAAGGGAAGTAACCATTTGTAGAAAAGTAATTATATGACCCTGTTGACTTTCGACAAACATCACCTGACTGATGCTCAGCGTATTCATAGAACGCATCGCTGTCTATCCATCCGCCAAAAAGTAACACATGTTGGCTCGGTTTCAAAATAGCATCACCTTTCTTCAAATCCCCTTTAGTAATTTTAGAACATATTTCCTGCATATTGCTGGTAACATGTCCACCACCTGATGTCGATGATGCCCAGCAATAAGACACATAGCCACTACAGTCTTGTCTATATCCATCTTTAGTAGCAGTTTGGGAATATGGCACCTTCTCATCAACCCATACTTGCGCCCGCTGCATTATCTGGTCTCTTGTAATAGAGGACGCAAATAGAGTAGTATTCGTAGTAAGCTTCTCTGAATTTACCGAGAAAGTCAAAAATGTGAATAAAAATGTAAACAGCAATGTGAACATCCGTGGTATATAAAATATACTAGAAATTTATCTTTATATGGGCTCTGTAATATATATTTAGAAATAACTTAAAGAAACGAGTGTCCAAATAATATATTTAGAAGCAACTTAAAGACCCAGTTATTCCAACCTAAGCAACTTTCCCATATACTCAATCTCGGCCTCCTGTGTCGAAACAATATTTTCAGCAAGACGTTTCACGCGTTCCGAAGTTGTTTTCTGTAAAATTTCCTCACTAGTTAAGATAGCCATCGAATGATGTTCAATCATCTCATTCAAATAATCCTTATCATAAATGTATACCTGGTTTCTGTATAAATAGACAAATACAACGAGTAATAACCCAAAAAATAAATAATAAAAAATACTGATTGATCCCATATGGTAGTCATACATGAATAGCTCTAAAAACCCCATTAATAGTGACATTATTGCCGAAATGTAGAATTTACCTACACTTGAGCGAATATTAAGCAATTTGTTTGTCATTAATGCGCTCATTATAACAAACTGGATTATAAAGCTGCCAAAAATCATTATAAATAAGGATTTTTTTAGATCCATTTATAATAACAAATATTTTATATTGGATTGTTTTATTATAAATATGCGTTTATTTTATAATTTCAACATTTTTAATGCTAGTAAAAATATAATCTATTTGAATATTATAATATGTCTGATATTCTAGACAAAATGAACTCTTATATAATTCATAGAAATGACGCATCTGTGAATAATAATGAGGAACTTGTTAAAATAATACGTGATAATTTTGTTAAAAGGCGACAATTAAACGCCAAAATTTACGCTCACAATAGAGATGTTGCGCGTAATACAAAAGCCAGAGCGGAAGCACAAGCCAGAGCACAAGCGGAAGCACAAGCCAGAGCACAAGCGGAAGAAAAAGCCAGAGCGGAAGCGGAAGAAAAAGCCAGAGCGGAAGCGGAATTACA